ACAGGCTTTCAATCGCATTATTAAGGAATGGGTCTAATGGCAACCGGTAATCGCACATTAAAGTTATCAATCCTTGCCGATGTTGATGACTTAAAAAAGAAGCTAGGCGAAGCCGACAAAGCGGTCGAAAGTAACTCAAGCAAGATTTCAGAGTTTGGCAAGAAGGCTGCTGCTGCGTTTGCAGTCGCTGCTGCTGCTGCCGTTGCCTATGGCACTAAATTAGCCGTTGATGGCGTCAAGGCTGCCATTGAGGATGAAGCTGCTCAGTTAAGGTTGGCTGCTGCTCTACGCACCGCCACAGGGGCTACTGAGGATCAAATTGCAGCAACTGAGGCTTATATCCTCAAAACTTCTTTGGCAACTGGTGTGGCTGATGATCAACTGCGTCCAGCGTTACAAAGATTAGCGGTTTCCACAAAAGATACTGAGGAAGCACAAAAACTGTTAAACCTATCTTTGGATATTGCCAAAGGTCGAGGATTAGAACTTGAAACAGTTGCCAATGCTTTAGGCAGGGCTCAGGATGGAAATACCACAGCTCTAGGCAGATTAGGACTTGGATTATCTAAGGCAGAATTATCAACCCTTTCATTTACTCAAGTGCAAGAAAAATTATCAGATCTTTATGGTGGCGCAGCAGCTGCAAACGCTGAAACATTTCAAGGCAAAATTGATCGTTTAAAAGTAGGATTTGATGAAGCCAAAGAATCATTAGGCGTTGCCTTGCTTCCAGCGGTTGAAAGTTTTATTGGATTCTTGAATGAAACCGGCATACCGACACTAAATGCATTTATTGCTGGTTTGACTGGTGATGCTGGGCTTAGTGCTGGCATACAACAAAGCCAAAAAAGTGCAGAATCATTTGGTAAAGCCATTAGCGGACTTGCTGGCATCCTTGCAGGATTTTTGAATTTTATTAGAGAAGTCATTGGTGGTTTGACCGAACTTGCAAATCAAGCAATTAGAGTTGTTAATATCATTAAGCCCGGAGGAGATGTTGGGTATATTCCAAATGTATCTCCAAGTGCAAGTCAATTAGGAATGCTTGGCGCAGCACCATTGCCAGCAGTTCCTGCAAATGTTCGTGAAAATCGAACAACAGTTACTAATGTTACAGTTCAAGCCGTAGATTCTGAAGGTGCTGCTAGAGCAGTTGCTAAGGTCATTAATCAGAGTTCATCAAGATCAGTTCCACAGCTCTATAACAGCGGCATCACTAGAGCGAGATAATGTCAGTCTTTACGCCTGAATATAAGTTAAGCATCAATGGTGTGGAATACACCGATGTCGCTATCTCTGATATAGCCCATCAAGCAGGGCGTGAGGATATTTACGCACAACCAACCCCATCTTATATTCAAATCACATTGGTGGCTTTAAACAATGAAAACTACAATTTCCAAGTTAATGACGGAATAGCATTACAGGTCAAAGACAGCACCAATGCATTCAAGACTTTATTTGGTGGCAACATTACAGACATCACCGCCGAGGTTGCCTCAGCTAGTAGCATTGCAGAAACCTTTACTTATACGATCATTGCTTTAGGTTCATTGGCTAAATTGCCAAAGGTTATCTATGACGGCACATTGGCTAGAGATGATGATGGCGACCAGATGTTTGAATTGCTTGCTGATCTATTCTTGAACAATTGGAATGAAGTGCCAGCAGCTGAAACTTGGTCAGGTTATGATTCAACAGTTACTTGGGCAAACGCTGAAAACTTAGGACTTGGCGAGATCGATCGCCCCGGAGTTTATGAAATATCAAACCGAGGCGCAGACCCAGATACTGTCTATAACATTGCAAGCCTTATTGCTGACAGCGCATTTGGTGTTTTGTATGAGGACAACGAAGGTCGCATTGGATATGCCGATGCTGTTCACAGGCAGAATTATCTTGCCAACAATGGTTACACAGAGATTTCAGCAAACACAGCCTTTGGAGCAGGATTAAAGGTTTTGACTAGGGGCGCAGATGTGCGAAACGATGTGTTCTTAAATTACGGCAACAATTTTGGTTCACAGGTAAGCGCAATTGATTTAGACAGTATTGAGGTATTTGGTTACCGAGGCGAAACAATTAATACAGTCTTGCATGATGCTACCGATGCTCAATCTGTCGCTAATCGGTTTATATCTTTAAGATCCTATCCAAGAGCCTTATTCGACAGCATTACATTTCCATTGACTAACTCAGCCATTGATGATGCAGACCGAGATGCCTTGCTTGGGATCTTTATTGGTCAGCCGATGCGAATAACAGACTTGCCGGTTCAGATAGCCCCATCAGGACAGTTTGAGGGTTATGTAGAAGGCTGGCGTTGGAGCACTAGATTCAACGAATTATTTTTAACCATAAATTTGAGTCCGATCGAGTTCTCCCAAGTTGCAGTTCAATGGGAACAAGTATCAGCCTCAGAGGCTTGGAACACTCTAAGTGGTACACTTACATGGGAAAATGCGATTGGAGCAGTAGCCTAATATGGCAAACACTACGAACTATAATTGGGAAACACCGGACGACACCGATCTGGTTAAGGATGGCGCAGCTGCTATTCGCACGCTTGGTTCATCTATCGATACAACAACCAAAGCCTTAAATCCTTCAACAACTCTTGGTGATATTGAATATAGATCATCAACAGCAAACACAAACGCAAGACTTGCAATTGGTTCAAATGGTCAGATCTTAGGTGTATCTGCTGGCGTGCCAGCATGGATTAATAACGATCAAGGTGATATTACAGAAGTGCAAGCAGGAACAGGAATTTCTGTTGCATCAGGAACAGGACCAATTCCAGTTGTCACTAATACAGTTGCAACAGCCTTTGATGCTAAGGGTGATTTAATTGCTGGTACTGGTGCAGACACCTTTGCACGCTTAGCAGTAGGCACAAACGGACACACACTTGTAGCGGATAGTGCGGAAACTACTGGATTGAAGTGGGCTGCTCCTGCTGGTGGTGGTAAAGTTTTGCAGGTTGTTGGCGCAACTACTTCAACAGAAACTACCATTGCAAGTACGAGTTATACAGACACTACTATTACCGCAACTATTACACCCACTTCCGCTACTTCAAAAATTATGGTAATGGTTATGGGTAAAGCCTATGCCGAAAGAAGTACATCCAATCAAAATATAGGTGTCAAATTATTAAGAGATGCAACCGCTTTATATACAAGCGATTATTTCCAAAATATAAACGGAACGGGTCTAACTGCCATATCTTTTTATGCTACTTTACCAGTTCTTTATCTTGATAGTCCAGCCACAACTTCCGCTATAACATATAAAATACAAGGCAGGGCAGGTTCAACTGCAAACTCAGGATCAACTATTTGGCAAATAAGTGGTCTGGGTGCAAGCACAATTACATTATTTGAAATAGGTGCATAATGGAAAAAAATTACATAGTTAAAGCAATTCAATTATTAAGACCAGCAGCAGAATATTCATTTACAAATAATGATTATTCAACTATTAAATGGGATCTGTTAGAGGGCGAAGCACCAACTCAAGCCGAAATTGATGAGGCTATCCAGCAAGTAAAGGCTGATGAAATAGCCGAAGCGCAAGCCAAGGCTCAGGCTAAAGCAGCACTACTTGAACGCTTGGGTTTGACCCAAGAGGAGTTCAATACCCTCACAGCATAATCTTGAGGAATTGTGCCGATGAAACCCTACCTATCTAAAGCAGCTGTGCAATTACGGGAGCAGATCGATGATTCCTTCCCAGAGCGTAGCCGTAAATCTGATGGGTGGATTGGTGATGCTAGACATAGCACACGAAAGAGCGATCACAACCCAGACACAAATGGATGCGTGCGAGCAATTGATATTGACGCTCGGCTTTCTGACGACAAAGGGCTTTCAGCATATTTGGCAGATCAAATTCGATCATACGGGAAAACCAATGGTCGCATCAGTTATGTAATTCATCAGTCAAAAATTGCATCACCTTTACTTGGATGGCGTTGGCGTAAATATAAGGGCAATCCTCATAACCATCACATCCATGTAAGTTTCAAGAAAGATCAAGATAAGAATTCTGAGTTTTTTCATATCCCACTACTAGGAGGCAAAGCATGAAACTATCAAACAAACACAAGGCTGCAATCAAGTCATATTTAAGAGCTGTGGCTGCTTCCGGTATAACTGTGCTGTTGGCAATTGTTGCTGACATCCGACCAGAGTTTGCAATCCTTGCTGGAGCATTGGTTGCACCATTGGCAAAAGCATTAGATCCAAAATCAGGGAACGAAGTTGATTATGGAATCAATGCGAAATGACAGCCAACGAATGGGTTGGTATAGCCGTTGGCGTATGCGCCATATCAACAAGTTTATTACTGGGTCTGCGTTGGGTTATTAAATCCTACTTACAAGAATTGAAACCCAATTCTGGAAGTTCAATCAAGGATCAAATTACAAGACTTGAACAGCGTGTCGATGATCTGTTTGTCTTAATCAGTAAGCGATAATTTTAATTATGGCGAACACACGAAAACCTATCAAACGCAAAAAGATCAATCGTCGAGTCGTTCGCCAATCTCCTGAACCATTATCAAAGATCGATCAGCATTACACCGCTTTGCACGAATGCTACAAAGCAGCTAGAAAAGCAGGATTCACACCTGAGCACGCTTTTTGGTTGATGACTGAACACAAGACATTCCCTGATTGGATTGTGGGCGATGGTGGGATAATCCCATCCATAGATCCAACTGACGATGAGGATGACGATTAATTAAAGCCAAC